AGGACGCGCGCGCCGCGCTCACACCCGAGGAGACCGACCGCGTGATCCTGCGGCGCTTCAGGGCGAAACCGCACGAGGTTATCGCCCTTCTACCCGATCGCGAGGTGAACAAAGGTATGGTTCTGAGCTATATGCACCTCGGTCAACATGGCGAAGCGGATCGGCGGGGGATTTTCGATATCACCTACGCCTGCAAGCCTGACGACAGCGACGCGCGCGCCATGCTCGCCGAGCTGCGCTCCATTGGCTACAATCCGCGCGTTGTAAAGCGCATAGCGAAAAGGGGGACGAACAAATGAGCCTAGCTGACGCATTCGCACCATACGAAGCAAAGCAAAGAGAGAGCGTGATGGAGGCGACTTGGGGACACCTCGCGCCCAAGAAGAGGAAAACCTATCGCGGGTACATCGTCTTCACACACTCAATCTACGGAGACATTCTCAACATCGCAAACGATTTTGGCGAGCTACCTGACTCGCCGTGGTTCTTTCAGGCGATGATGGACTTCATCTGTAGCCAAGATACGGAACAGGGCTGCGTATACCGCTTTGATGGCACGTTCCGCAACTATCAATTCACCGGGACAGCGCGAAAGGTAAGTGTATGACCCTCGCCGATTTCATCGCACAGCACAACGTCACCGCGAAGGCCGAGCGGCGCACGCACAACCCCAACATGCCGCACGCCGCACCCGGCATGCACCATTGGTGCGTGTTCCTTCGGCGCCGCACAACCGAGCCCGAGGGCTTGCTCGGGCTCCCCGTGTCCGTTTCGATGCCCGTTCCGTTTAGTCAGAAGTTCGAGCGAGTTGAGGAGCCAACAATCGAGGAGGTGCTAGGGCGCCTCGCCTCGAACGCGCGCACCATCGAGAACTGCCCGACGTTTGAACAGTGGTGCTCTGAACTCGGCATGGACAACGACAGCCGCAGGGCCGAGCGCACCTACGAGACGTGCAAGCGGCAAGCGGCGCTGCTGAAGGAATTTCTCGGCAAGCAAGCGTACGAGGATTTGCTTTTCGACACGGAGCGGCAATGACTTTCCCGCGACGCACACCAACACGCAAGGACGACATCGACTATCTACGCTCCCTCGTGCGTATGGATATTCGCAGGAAGCAAAAGTCGATCGACAAGTTCGCCCCCAGGGAGTGGCAGACCGAGCAGGATGCGGCAATCGCATTGCAGAAAATAACGGACTCTCTTGAATACAGGCGCGGCGTGCTGGCCCGACTGGAAGGGCGGACAGATTGACAAGTCACCGTCAAGCGCGCATCCTATCCGCCGAGGTTAGATCATGAACTCCGTATCGCAGCCCCCGCAGAACCCGAAGCTCCCCCGCGCCTGCCACTTCATCGTTCCAGGATGGGGGCGGGGTATCAACGTCGGCCTCATCACCCAGGGCACGCCCAACTACCGGCGCGAGGTCGGTTTCGACTGGAGCGAAGGGCCCGAGGCCCACAAGGTCTGTCGCATGACGAACGCCGCAAGGGGAATCACGCCCCAGCAGGAGGCCGCGATGTTCGGCGGCGCCTTCTGGGGCTGGGACTCCCGCGAGGCGAACCCCGACAACTACGACAAGGACGGAAAGCCCCTTGTCGAGTTGCGCACGCTCGACTGGTAATGAACCTCAAACGCTTCGATGAACTCGCGCGTGTCGCGGGCCTTGGCCGGTCGCTAAAGAACGGCACCGGCATGCGCTCCATGCGGGCCGCGCGCCTGCACCTCGTGGATGGTCTCTCGATTGACGAGGCGCGCAAGGTCGAAGGGATTTCGCGCCAAGCCGTGCACGATGTCCTGCGCAAGCTTGAGTTTGATCTCTGCAAGACCTGCAAGCAACCGCTGCCGCACGACCGGCCCAGCGCGCGCGTGCGCCGTTAAAGGCCGCTCCACCCCCGCCCGCAGAACCATCTTCGGATATTCAAATCGCCCTGAAGGGCGGGGGATGAGAGCGGCGCTAGTGTGCCCAGGCCACCGGCGCCGCGTCTGTCCGGTTCCGCACTTATTCGATCTCGCGCACGCGAACGCCGTGAAATAGCAGCAGCATCTTGCGCTTCAGGATGTAGGCCGCGAGGCGCCGGGTGACCGGGGACTTGACATCAATCACCTCCTCGCGCCCATCCGCATAGACCACCCAGAAGTCCACGATGAAATCGACCGCGCGCTCAAGGGTGTTGCCTTGCGCGTCGCGCTGCGCAGGGATGAGATTGAAACGCCGCTGGCGCTCGACATACGCGACACGCTGCGCCGGGTCGGTCGCGGTGCGCGCGCTCTCCAGGGCGAGCCCCACGCGAGCCTCGGCCCTGGAGTCGTAGCCGCCACCTTTCACATTGCGGTACTTTCGCGGCTTCTTGCCCTTGCGGTCCTGCGCTCGCCAGCCTGGGAAGCGCGCCCTCATAGCTTCCCGAAGAACATCTCGGTTGGCACCTGGGTCGAGCCCCCCATGCGCTCTACGACGAGGAGGTGCCCGCCGCATTCGAGATTGCGAAAAAGGTTCTTGTACTTGCGCGCCGCCGTGAGCGCGATCTCGGTGTCGGACTTCTTGCCCTCGTTGAAGCGGCCGAGCTTGAACTCCCGGCCCCCCTTCTCGATGAACTTGACGTAACAGGCCACTAGCGCAACTCCTCAAGAGAAAACGTGTGGCGGTCCTCGCCGTCCACGTCGATAACGATGTAGCGCGCGGTAGTGGGAAGCTGCGCGCCGTAGCGCCGCGCCGCTTCCTTCGCGAGCGCGCCGTGATCCGCCTTGGACGCGGCGGGAATGTAAATCTGGGTGATGCCGTCGAGCTTGCCGCTCATGTGCTTCATGTAGATGCCCACGCGCTTTTTCTTCTCGGGCTCGGGGAGCCGCGATGCGAGCTGGCCGACGTACTGCGCGAAGTTCGTGCGGGCGAAGAGGGTGGCCGGGCGCAGGAATTTTCGCATCTCGGGATCGGCTCCCCACTCCGCCACCTTCGCGTCGATCACCGCGCGGATGTCGGCCTCGGTCGCGCCGTCGGCCATGACGCGCGCTCTTGCAAGCTCGGCGTTCACGTCGGTGATCTTGAACTTCGTGCCCGCCTTCTCGTTCAGGTAGGCGACCATGCGCTCACCGATCTTGACCGCCGCCTTTCTCTTCACGGCGTGCGCGTCGTCGGGCGGCAAGCCCGACGGTGTAGTTGACTCTTTTACTTCTTCTCTTCTCTTCTCTTCTCTAGTGACGCTCCCAGCGTTACGCTCGCTCGCCCTGAACTGGCGCACGCGCTCTCTCGTAAGTGCCCGATTCTTCGCGGTTTCGCCGTTGTGACGCTCGAACTTCGGGAGCGAGTTTCCGGCAAGCCATCCCACCTTTTGCATCGCCTCGGCGAAGCCGGGACACCCAACAACCTCATCAAGGAGTTTCACGAGCGTTACCGAAGTAACGCTTGCGACGTTACCTGATTCGGTGTTCTCGTCGAACCATCCCCAGACTTTCAGGAGGCGCCCGACCACGGCATCGGGCTCGATCGCGAGCGCCTCCGCGATGGCATACACCTCGGGCTTCGTGTGCGTCGCCTTTGCGAATTTGATCCAGTCTCCGGCCATCGCGGCACCGTAGCTCATCGACCTCGTATCGCCAACGGTACGGTAGCGTACGTACCGCCTGTAGTACAAAAAACATAACGCTTCGCGATATCAAATCTTTTTTGTATGGTGCGCTCATGCCGTCGCGCACTCCTTCCCTCCTCCCCCCTTCGCGCGACGGCCTTTTTCTTCAGGAGCGCGGGTGCTGACGCAAGAGCAAATCGAAGAGCGGCGCACCGGCATCGGCGGTAGCGAAGTAGGAATCATCGCGGGCCTGAGCCCCTTTCAATCCCCCTACGAGCTGTACCTGGAGAAGCGCGGCGAGATCGCGCCGGTTGATCTCTCTGAAAAAGACAACGTGATGCTGGGTCAACTCTTCGAGGACGGCATCGCGGAGGCGTACTGCATTGTGCGCGGGCGCCGCGAGGGCCGCACCATCAAGGTCGAGCGGCGCAACAACACCTACCGGCGTAAAGACCTGCCCTGGGCAATGGCGCACATCGACAGGAAGGTGGTGGGCGAGCAGCGTGGTGTGGAGTGCAAGCTCGTCGGCGCCTTCGCGCGTCAAGGCGATTGGGGCCCGGACGGAACCGATCAGGTGCCCGACTACATGCTGCTGCAATGCCAGTGGTACATGGGCGTGGTGGGCTGTGACGAGTGGGACTTGGCGAGCGCGCACGGCAACAACGACTTTCGCATTCACACGATCAAGCGCGATGACGGCCTCATCGCCGATCTCATTTTGCTCGGCCAGGATTTTTGGGAATGCGTCGAGACCGGCAAGCCGCCGCAGGTGGATTAGCAGGCGGATCGCACCACCAACATTTTCCGGCGCCTGTATCCGGGCACCGATGGCACGTTCATCGAAGCGGATGAAGACGCCCTGTACTGGCACAAGGTGCTGGAGGGCGCGAAGGCAGAAGTGAAGCTCTACGAGAGCGTGGTGACAGGCGCAAAAAATCACCTCCTCTCGACAATGGGGAATGCCGCCGCACTTACGTTTGCGGACGGCAGCGCTTATCAGCGCAAAACCATCAACCGCTCGGGCTACGCCGTCGAGGCGAAGTCCTACGTTGATTTCAGGCACACCAAAACATTCAAGGGAGCAAGCAAATGAGCTGGAGCGTATTCGCAATCGGTAAACCCGCCGCCGTCGCGGCGAAGCTCGCGAGGGACTTTGCCGCGATCCACTGCGCCGAGCCGGAGGAGACGATCAAGACCAACGTGGCGCTCGCTATCCTCACCGGCCTGTACGCATTCCCGCCCAATCTGGTTGTGCGCGTCGAGGCGAACGGCAGTCAGTACGCGCCCGATGTCGCGAAGCCCGAGGAGCGGCAGAATCAATTGTCGGTGAGGCTGGAGCCGATTCACGGCTTTGTGGAGTAGGCCATGAGCGAAGACGTTGTTGCGTCGCGCGCGCTCGCGCTGCCGCAGCCCTCGACGCTCGTCGAGCTGAAAGAGCTTGCGGCGATGGTTGCGAAATCTGGCCTCGTGCCAAAGGACTTTCGAGATAAGCCCGAGGACTGCCTGATCGCAATCGCGATGGGCGCCGAGGTGGGGCTTAAGTGGCCCAGCGCGCTCCAGTCGATCGCGGTCATCAACGGGCGCCCGAATATCTGGGGCGACGCCGCGCTCGCGCTCGTGATGGCGCACCCGGCCTACGAGTGGCATGACGAGAACGAATCCACCGACGCGAAAGGCGTGTGCGTCATGAAGCGCCGTGGCGTCCCCGAGCGGCGCCAGGAGTTCTCGATCGAGATGGCGCGCACGGCGGGCCTTCTCAACAAGGATACCTACAAGCAGCACCAAGGCCGCATGCTCTTGCGCCGCGCTCGCGCGCGCTGCATGGCCGATGTCTTCCCCGACGCGCTGAAGGGCTTGGCGCTTCGTGAGGAATTGGAGCACGCCGTCATCGAGGGTGAAGTCATTCGCGAGGACACTCCGCTGAAAACCGGCACCGAGGCAGTGCGGAAGAAGCTGGAGGCTCGCAAAGGAAAACCTGTCGGCGCGGTGCCCGCGACCGAAAGTAGCGGGGTGGCTGTCCAAGCAGCTCCCGTATCACCGCCGCCGACAGGCTCCGTCTCCCTCGCCGATGTCGTCTCCGCCTACAAGCGGGCAGAGACCCCGGGGGATATCCGTATCGCGGACGCCCTTGGGAAGCGCCTGGGGACGGAGCCCGATCGCATCGCCGCCATCGCGGCGCGCACGTCGCGCATCCGGGAACTCTCGGAGACCGTTGACGAAGAAACCGGCGAGATCACGAAAGACTAGGGCCATGAGACCCCGCCCGGTTCGCGGGGCACTCTCGGCGCGCGTGGAGGTCTTCATCTCTACGCGCATCGGTGCCCCTTTCACTTCTCACGAGGCAATCCTTTGGCTCCCGCAGTTCAAGGCCCAGGCCGTGCGCACGCATCTGCATCAACTCTCGCGCACCGGAAAGCTGACAAGCCAACCGAGCGGCGACGGCAAGGTGTGCGTCTACCGCGAGATCGGAGCCACGCAAGACTCGCGCGGCTACGGGAGCATTCGTGTAGCGGATGAATTTCTTGACCTCCTCTATCTATGGGCGCAGCGCGGCCCGGTGAGCGGAGATCGACTACCTGCCCCGACGGGGCGCTACTTAGGAGACGTAAATGAAGACGATGATTTGCTTGATCTTGGACCGCTCGGGCTCGATGGCGGGGCGTGAGGATGATGTCGTTGGTGGCGTCAATGCGTTCCTCGAAGAACAGAAGAAGCTTCCCCACCCGGCGAGCCTCGCGATGGTGCGCTTCGACACCGGCAACATCGAGCGCTTCCGCACGATGGGACCGCTCAATCTGGCGTCGCCCATCACGCGCGCCGACTATCAGCCGCGAGGCGGTACGCCGCTCCTCGATGCCGTGGGGCAGACGATCGTCGCGCTGGAGGATGACTGGCGGCGCGAGCAACCCGAGCGCGCAATCGTTGTGATCGTGACCGACGGCGCCGAGAATGAGTCGCGCATCTTCACGAAGGCCCGGGTGAAACAGATGATCGAGTCGCGTCAGGCGAGTGGTTTGTGGGCGTTCATCTACCTCGGCGCGAACGTGGACGCCTTCGCCGAGGCGGGCTCGATGGGCATCCTCTTCACCAACTCGGCGGGTTATGCGAGCACGGCGCAGGGCACGGCGCAGGCGTACAACCGCATGAGCGCAAGCGTCAGCGAAAAGCGCTTCACCGGCGACATGCTCCAGGAGACCACCCTCGGCGGCAACATCGAGGAGGACGGCTCGATCACGAAGAAGACGACCGACACGACCGCCGCCGCGAGCAGCACCTCGACCCCCTGGACGGCGCCGAAGGCAGAGGCGCCCTGGACGCCTCCGCAGTAAAAAGGTCCAGCCGCCATAGCTCAAGTCCGGTAGAGCGCGGAGCCCGTAACTCCGAGGTCGTGGGTTCAAATCCTACTGGCGGCACCCTTGACAGCAGCTTGACGAACCCTTGACGAGCGGATAGGATGCTGAACGCTGAGTGGATCAAGCTCAAGCGCTACTGCGAACGCACCGGAGAAACGAGAGGTGCGGTCTATCAGCGCCGAGCACGAGGACAGTGGATTGAGGGTGTTCACTGCAAGCTCGACCCTTTCGGCCACCTGTGGATCAACTACACGGAGGCACAATCATGGGTCGAGAGTGGAATGGG